AGAACACTGTTGTCTCAGGAAAACTATTCAGATACTCTTCATGTTCTCTTCTTAATCTTTCCTGTTCAGCTTCAATTTCAGCAGTATTATCTTCAATAACTTCACCACTTACTTCACCACTTACTTCACCTGTAGATTGCTCTACATTATCAGTAGGGATTGTTTCTAAATCCTCTACATTCTCAATATTTTCTAATTCTTCACTCATAATAATTCCTTATACATTTCCCTGACATGGGATAAATCTTGCGGATTTTAAAGCATTAGACTTAATTCTTATCTGAATACCTATACCAGCTATACATGGTTGCCACACACCCAGAATACCGCTAGTGAATTGATTATTAGTGTTATCTACAACCGAAACAAAGTCTAAATTGTTAGACAACTTGATATAATTAACATCATTAGAATTACAAGTAATTACAATATATCCATTTGCCGATGGAGTGTAATTATTAACACTTACCCCTGTTAAATCAGTAATATAACTTGAAATATCAACTGTTCCACTAGAACTAGGCAGAGATAAAGAACTAGGTTCTACACCGTTCAAACGTTTTGTGTAAGTGTTTTTCCAATACGCTGAACTCGAACCGTTATCAGTATCGTTATCTGAAATTGGATAAAACACTTTTTGACCTGATGCACTTAAAATAAAATTAAAACCAGCTGAAACAGTTGTTCCTGAACTATTATTGTTTACAGTCCAAGCTCGTCTAATGTTTTTGCTATTGTTATATATAATCAAATCATTGACACATTGAAAGCCGTTTTGATCATAGATACTAGTATTTTTACTTCCTGTAACAAAACTTGTATCAGCAGTCATTTTAAATGGGGCTGTTTGACTTAGTTCTCCCACACAGTTTGTATTACCGTCAAAAGTCTTATCACCTGATATAGTCTGATTAGTATCAGTAGTTACAAATTTAGTGCTAAATTCTACATTGTTTGAGCCGTAGTAATAGTTTGTAGCATAAACACCTTCCCATTTGGTACTAGAATTTCCAAGTGATGTATTGCTATTCCCTATCGGAATAAAATTAGCAATATTATTAACAGGATCAAGTGTGAATCTTATACCTTTAGTATTTGAAACACTATTATTTATCCCTGTTAGTTTTAATTGCCAGTCTATACTTTTTGCGGAATATTTATATAACGAAGATTCTAAAATATTGTTTAGATTATCTTTATCTCTAATAACCCATGAAACAGAACCATTATAAGCCGAAGTATCCTGAACAATGTTAGAAATAGTTTTGATAACAGGGGTAGTAGTACCTTGCAACGTAATATCATCACTAAATGTCTTAACACCACCTACAGTCTCATTCCCACTCTTATGAACAACATCACTATCCTGAGCTAAATCAATGAGTGCTGTTCCGATTGTGAATGTTGAGTTGGCTGTGTCTATGGCGGTAACTTCAAAAAGAACCCCTGCGGTGTCCATGACTTTATCGCCTACCTTTAAAGCAGTCGAATCGTCAAGATTACTGAAAGAATTGTCTGAGGTTGATGGTGTCAGTGCAGACAAGGCTAATCTCAAAACATGAGTGTTCGCTGAATTAGTCCACTTTGTCTTGTCATTTGCGGTAACGTGAATTGTGGTATCACCTGTATGCGAGGTTAAATCTGACGCATTTGCTTTTAACAGTAACTTGCCATCAACCTCAGCCTTTGTGTAATAGTTTGTTAAATCAGTCGCACTTGTACCGATCAATTCCCATGCGTTGTTTACATACATGAACTCGTCATAAACGTTTTCAGTAGCACTTGTGCCACTTAAAACCATGTAAATAGTATTAGGATCAATGTCAGTAGTCGGTAAACTTTCGACAATTTCTCTGTGTAATGCACCCGCAACAGCTTGTTGTAATGCTGTAATATCTGCAATCTTTTGGTCTAAAGTTTCCCAATTAGTCTTTAATCCTGCGTAACAGTTTTTCTCACCCTCGTTAGGCAGGTAAATGCCGTTCGTTAAAGTAGTACCCATTTTCTTTTCCTCTATCTGCCGTACGGATCGACCCCGTATTTCTGTAAACCATATCCATCTGACGTAGGGATACCTACACCGATGATCACCCTAAATTCAGAGCTAAAGTGTCCTAAATCAACCTCAACGATTGTGTTTGCGTCGGTTGAGATAACTGCGTTCGCCTGGACAACAAATACCCTTTCCTCGCCTAACGGCAGGTAATATGTAGTCGTCGTTCCTGAAAGACTGATCGAAAATTCACAATCGCCGTCAACAGCACTGAATCTTAATCGCACTCTTGACGGTAACTGTAAATTCGATCCACTTGGCAACGGATTCTCTATGACATCTGATAGGCGTAACACTCTTGCTCGATAGTTACGCCATGGAGTCCAGAACCGCTGATTGAATTTAAACCAACCACCCATGATCTCTACCCTTTGATAACCTGCTTACGCTTCTTCTTCGGAACATTATCCTCAACAACAGATTTTACCTCTTCAATCGTGAGATTAGTCTGCTGTGCGATGATCTTCTGTTGTTCTTCGATAGCCTGCTTAACCGCTAACTGTCTTTCAATTTCAGCACGACGATTTTCTGCCTGCTTACGCATGATAAACTCTTTGTTTGCACGTTCATCAAACTCAACATTAGTAACAAACTTGAATAAGCGTAACTTCTTGCGTAATGTGCTTAATTCAGCACTCTTCTGTGTAATTTCCTGTGATAACTTATCGATGGATTCAACGAGTAAATCTCTCTGCTTAACGTTTTCTTCTCTGTCAGACAGGATAATATCAACCTCTTCTGCGGTGATACTCTTGTCCTTGAATGTCGTTCTGAAATACGTCAGTGCATATTCATGATCGTCTCGAAATTTAGCCTTGATTTCGCTATCCGCTCTCTTAAACCATTCGTAACTTCTTTCAATTGGGGTCATTTGCTTGTCCTTAATATCTTGATTATTAAAAAAGGGTGGGTGAGCCTAAAACTCTACCCACCCTCGGTTAGTGCTTAAAGCCTGCGATTAAACTTCACGAGTTACTAATTCAACCATCTTAGTAGTCTTGTTAGAACCACAAACTCTGCGCCATGAAGCAGCGGTTTCAAATTCAGTGTTAGATGGACCGCCCTCATCTCCAAGACTGTTGTTGATAAATGAATAGCCCTTTGGAGCAATTGCGTTACGCCATCTGTTAACGATTGTGGTGATACCCATACCGTTACCGCCTAATTCATCTCTGTAATCAGCGATAGGGTCAGTTACAGAGCCGAAGCCGAGTCTGAACTGATCACGACCGAAGATATAAGAAGAGCAAACGCCGTTAGTATGAGGTAAGAGATCGTTCACGATGATTTGATAACCATTGTAGTAGTAGGTTGGAGCAACGCCGTCGCTTGGTAAGCGTGTAGCGATGATGTCCTGCTTCTGCATGTTAGAAAATACTAAAGAGTGAACCATGATCATACCTAAACCGTCTTGAGCATCGCCCATCTTTGCAATAGCGTCGATAAGAGCAAATACAGAGAAGTCGGTAGTACCCTTTGAATAAGCTGAACCTGAAATGTCGAGACGCTGGTCGTCTTGACTATGGTAAGCATCACTAGCGGTTGCGTTGTTAGCAAAGATACCCTTTACAACAGAAAGGAATTGCTTTTGTAACAGCCCCATTCTCTTATCAGAGAGCTTGCTAACGATGTAGGTCATTGGGTCGTCGCCTGTGAGATACTTATCGAGGTTAGCCACTTCGTAACCACATGTTCTTGTACAAGCAGGAACGATTAAGTTCTTGGCGCTTGTCTTTTCAGGAACAAGACGATCAGTAGGATCATCGGTTGCAACAAATTCGCCAGTGTCGGTCAGAACGTCGTAGAATGGGAAGTTAAAGGTCTTACCACCGCCGTTTAACAGAGTGTCTAAATTTTCGTCACGAGACATAACACCTGCCTGAACGATGTTTAACTTACGAGTTGTTTCATCAGCGGAATACTTTTCAAAAACCTCTGGTACGATGAGGTCTGTAATTCTAGTTGTAGCCATAATTGCTATCTCCTATTATAAAATAAACTATAAAAAAGCGTATATATATTATATCAGAATATTACAACCTCTTAGCGTCACGCACCGAAGTGTATCGTAATCGCATCACGTTCCTACGACATTTGATATTGTAGCACACTTTTCAAAATTGCATAAAAATGTGCAAAAGTGCTTGACAATTAGTTTTGTCTAGTAGCGATAAGGGAGAAAAGAGGCAACCGCTTGAGAACGATTGCCAAAAAGAAGGACAAAACTAAAGGCAAGCACATAGAATTGTATCTTAATGCAGGGCTAACACCAAATTTTTGGCAGAAAAAACGAAAAAAGGCAGAAACCTAATGGTAACTGCCTTTGATTTCAAGGAGATTTATGTCTATCGTGATTAAATGCTATTGTACATTATCAGTTTTTAAAAATCAACCATAAAACATAACATTCGCAATTAACATAAATCTCGTGTTTTTAACGAGCGTCTTTAGGGAACAGATAAGGGAATTTTTGTAAAATTTCGTTCGCCTTTCCTGCTCTGCGAGCCATAGCAAGAGTGCCTTTTGGATCTTCCAACGCTGCTTTTGCAAGCTGAGTAACGTTAATTCCGCCGTTTTCGCCCGATGTGAGCCATGAGTCGATAGCAGTAGGACTATCGTTTGAACCGCCTGCACCACCGCCGAGTGAACCGCCGAAAAGATGTGGCTTATTCTTCTTCATAAGACCAGCCCACGTTTCGACTGTAACGCCCTCTGGGTAATTAGTATTAAGAGCGTTGTCCTTTTTCACACGTACTGTGCCGTCGTCTGTCATTTCAAGCATCTTTTCTGCGTACATAAGACCGTCGTCAAGTGCATAATCAGGCATACCATTTTGATGCAAAGCCTGTCTAGCCTTTTCCTTGAGGGTTGTGATCTTTTTTTCACGCAGATAAGTTTCGTTCATCTTTGCGAGTTCGTTAAACTGATTCTGCAAATCCTTAAACTTTATTTCAAGTTCTGCCTTGCTTGATTTTACCTTATTCAGGTCGGTTTCGCTTGATTTAAGGTTTTCAAGTTCGGTACGCATACCCTTGACTGCGGTAGGGTCTAAACCGTCAAAAGCATTGTACTTTGCTTCAAGTTCCTTGTACTTATTATTCAGAGCCTTTGAGATCTCACGTTCCTTTTGCAGGGCGTTGCGAGTGTTTTCAAAATCTGACTGAAAAGCGAGTTCTGCCTTTAACTGAAACTTCCCGTCGGTTGTTTCAGCGTACAGTTCCTTATACTTTTCGTCAACCTTATCAAGAGAATCCACAATAGGTACAAGTACAATTTGTGTGTTTGGGTCTTTAAAAGCCATAGCTTACCTCTAAATATTTTGTTTAAACAAAGGGCTGTAAAGCCAACAGCCCTCATTATAGCACGTTTTATTTATCCTGTTTTGTTTGTGGCTTACGTGTCCTTGTAACTTTTTCAACATCGGTCATGTTTTTGTTACTTTCGGTGGTTTTGTTTACCACTTCCTTTGCCAAAGCCGACTGTGTTTTTGAGTTACCTGCATTATTGCCGTTCAACGGGTTTAGACCGCTGTTGCTTTCTGTTAACTGCTGAGGAGGCATAAGCAAATCTCGTAAACCGCTTGATTTTTCTTTCTTGATGATTTCCACCTCGGCGGTAAACGGATTCTTTGTATAACCCTTTGACTGTGCATATTCGTATGCACTTTGCAGAGACATTGGGAAACCAAGCTGAATAGCTGTAGTAACCTTAACCAAATCATCACCTGTGCTTCTAAAATCGCTAAATTCAAGGTTAGGCTGAACAACCACTTCTTCCTCATTCGCACCTATCCACTTTGCGATAACTCGCAGGATTCTCTGTAATGCAAACGCACCTGTTAAGGCAATCTGATTAAGTGTAGCTGTCTGTGCGGTCAAACGTGTTTTCAGCGATTCGCCTGATTCAAAAGTTGAGCCGTTAGTCAGCAGATTACCGCTCTTCACCTCACAGCGAGTTAGCATGTTTTCAAGTGCGGTTCTCATTTCAGGTATGCCGTCTCCGCTTACGCCGATAAATTTAGCATCGCCGTCTGCGCCAACGTTTAACACAGCTCCCGCACCTGTTCTTATACCCTGATCCTCTGCTGCTTTAGAGTTGCTATTTTGAGACTGATTATCAGTATTTAACAGAGTACCCTTGATTACAAGTGTGTCCTGCCCCTGCATGTGAAGTGCCTGCTTATAGTCTGCTGACAGTCTGTATGCACCCAAAGAAGTATTTGCCAAATCATCAAGAGGTGGATAGTCTGGCTTGCTCATGCAATCACATGAGTTTACAAATACGAACGGAATTTCGTCAAGTGTTGTTCCGAGGTATCTAGGGGTAATCATGGCACTTTCAGTAAAGGTATCGCCGATAAACACCCCTTGTCTGTATCTATCGCCGTCTTTAACTACATGTCCGTCGCCAAGCAGACAAACTCTGTATCTATCCTCGTCAAACCATGTAAAATCTTTGCATACATGCTCTACCTCATGTAGAACCAACATGTTAAGACCTGTATAGCCGTTAGGGTTATCGCTTTCGTTCCAATTGATTATACTGAACGCATTGTAAAACGCTATATAAGGCTTGCTTCCGTTTGCTGATGTATTCAGGTCGGCAAACAATCCGCAGCGACCGAGTTTAACCTGTTCAGTATTTATCATTCGTAACAGAGACTCAAGAGATTGTCCGTCTTTAGTGGCTTTATCTCGCAGATACTCCATTTCTTTTGGTAACTGAATTGTCGGTGATGATTGGTGGCACAAGCCTACATATCTATCCACACCTGTCTTTACGTGGTTGATGTAGTCAGCACGTTCTTTATACGCCTGATACACCCTTTCACCTAACGTGTTCGGTCTGCCTAAACCGTCAATGATCATACCAGAGCTAGGTGGCAGGTATTTCACACCTTTTGATTTAACGACCTTTTCCCCTTTATAGAGGTCGTCTAGCTTCTGCCAATACGGAAGCATAGACGCATATTCGTAGTTGTAACTGCTTAACATTTTCTCGTTCCTTGCGGTAAAAACACAGCGATATTATATCACTAACCAAGCATACCATATGTCTTTTGTGTACGTTGACCCCAATCAAGAAAAGATACTGTATATCGCAGGGCGTCAGCCATATGATCTTCTGCATCAGTATCGATGTCGAAATCTTTTTTAGGGTCTCTAGGTAAATCTACAAACGTTCTCAAAAACTCACGACAGTTATCGCAGACAAAAAGCCCAGGTTTTTCTCTAGGCAATATCTTGCCGTCTTGATCTTTTTGAGGGATAGCGTTAGCAAGGCGATTGCGTATAAGTTCCCAACCCACAGAGCGAGAACCTGCTTTCTTGTTTGCGCCTATCCAAACTGTGCCGGGGATTAGTTTGCCGTCTATATTAACAGGCTTTCTCATTTCGTCGGCTATACAGTGTCCATCTTCTGAATTGTAGATAGCGTTATCTGCGATTCTTGCACTAACACGATTTTCCATGTGAGTAGCGTATTCTTTTTCCAGGATATTATGCGACACTTCCACCGCTCTCATGCACAGACCGACGTTTTCCTTACCTTTTACGCACCCATAGTATTCCTCAAACACAAATATATCACCACGTACAGTGTGCATAAAACTCTGTTTAGCAGGCAGGAATATAGGAGAGCCGTCTGATACAGCAAGCCAAAGAGTTGCAAAAGGTTTTGTCCAACCCCAGTCAAATCCACAGTAAACCGACCATGTATCAGGCAAATCAAATTTAGAAACAGTGTGAATACTCGAACGATAGATGTCGTTGAACATGCCGTCGCCGAAACTGCAATTCCAATCGCCGTACAGCCAAGCCTTTCTTAATTCAGGATCTTCAATTGATTCAAGTTCAAGCACATATTCAGGTGAGAGGTGGGTATTTTCCTTGTACGAGCTGAAAATATGTACCTGCGACTTTGTCATAATCTCATCTTTTTGTGTTTGTGGATTATATGCGGTTACAGTGGTTCTAACGATTTTACCAGCGGGGGCAGGGTCAACGAAGCGTTTTTTCACCCATTGTTTTCCTGCACCTGATGGGTTTGTGGTAATGATAATTTTAGGTCGTAACGGTGGTAAAAAGCGTTTTTCGGCGTTTGGATGGTCTGGCGGTACACGTTTTTCTATATTATACTGCCTGAAATATTCTCTATCGATGTAATACGGATGCTCTAACGGATTGAATGACGTACGATTAGTGGTTCGCATCTTATCAAAGAACGCAGGACTAGGATTTTTTGATAATTCGTTATACAGGATAACAGCGTATTCCTGACCGTGGAAACTGTCGTAATCATCTTCGGTTGCACCCTGTCTGAACAGCAATTCCTCACCTGTATCCCACACCCATTTTTCGTCGCCTTTTGAGGAATAAAATCTGGCTTTTTTGCCAAATATAAGCGGAAACAGACGTTTAGAACGAGCGATAACATCAGCGAGGTCTTTATAGTGCATGTCTATATAAACCCCGCGATAGAACGAGCCGTAACCCTGTCCTATCGGTAAGGCAAATTTGATAAGACTCACTTCTGTTTTACCTGACGCTCTTGAAGAGGACATAAAGATAGTATCGCAAGGGCATGTCAATACAAGCTCCTGTGAGGACATATAGTATTTGCCGTTAATTATCCTGCCTTTAAGTGGTTGCCAGGCGACGTTTATATTATCGGGTAGTTTAAATGCCATAGTTTTGCCTTGTTTTTATAGTTAATCGCCCTCGTAATTAGCCTGCATAGTTACGTTAGCCTGTTCTTCCCATTCAGCGTCGGTAACAGGTGCAGGTGAAAGGATAACGTTTGTAAGAGCATTGTTTGTGCGAATATCGATAGGTTTGTTCAATCCGTACAGCAGAGAGATCTGCTTGCAGGCGTCTAAACGTTCTTTATTGCTTCCTGTTTCGGCTATATTACGCAGTTTGTTTGCAACGAATTTGAACGCCTTATCAACATTCTTTTGACAATCAGGCTTATCAAGAACGATGTCCTCGGCGAGTGCCTTTTGTACATATGGGGAATTAAAGAAAAACAACAAAGCCTTGTTCAGACTTTCAGGCTCAACCCCCAGTCTTAAACAGGCTCTATCAGGGTCATAATCTTTTTTATACTCTTCGAGAAACATGTCACATAGCTGTCTCTCACGCTCGGACAGTTGCTCTTGTCTAATTTCTATATCCGTAAGCATTTTTACCACCTTATCTTGCAAACGTTTTCAAACACTTTTCCGAGGATAATGATACCACACTTTTCATTCACCCCTCTCATTCTGCACTTTGGTTTGTTCCACGTTTGTCTGGCACACTTTGAGTAAGGAATTGTACCGCACTGCTAGTTGGTCGCACTCAGCTGTAATTGCCAGACTTCTTTGAATTTTTGACTGTAATTCGGCTTTTGAGTAACAGACAAGTTCGGCGGAATTTTGCTTTGCTGCGGGCAAATTGTTTGAGGTCTTATCTGATTTACACTCGTGCAGCCCGCCGATAGTGAGCTTGCCATTATTAAGATCGCTAATAGTCTGCTCATACTCATTTCGCAACTCCTCTTCTTTTTGAATATTGTCTGATACAATGGCGTCGATCTTATCTCTGTATTCCTGCTCCTGCCTGCGCACCTGTGAGATAAGGTTGCTCAATTCGTTTTGATAAAAAATTGTTTCCTTTTGGGTTTTCAGCACCCACTTCTGATTTGTGGCACTGGACCCTGAATAATAACCGACGCCGTAGAGAAGTACCCACGATATGCCAGAAAGGATAACGGGCAGATATTTAAGCCAATACATAGTTACTCCTCCTTAGCGTCAGGGTCTAGCTTATGCAGGAAGAAACGTTTGACTGTGTTTATAGCAAATTCAGCACCTAGATAACCTGCCGTACCTGAAACCGCACCGATGATAGTGATAGGATATTGATAGTATATCATTATCCAACCGATGATAAGCCCTGCGAAAGCGGAACTGACACCTTTTATAAGAAAATCGGCGAAACTGAACCGCTTTTTGTTGCCTAACAGCGAAGAGAGGTAAGCTACTGAACCGCCCACCCCTGCAATAACCGCAAATAACAAACCGTTTAAAACGTCTTTTAATTCATCAAAATCAAACATCCTGCAACCCCTTATCGTACCTTTTCTGCACGAGTGAAGATGCTTCCTTTTTCGTAATTTTGCCGTCTTTGTCTAGGTCTAACCCTTTGTTCTGCTTATAATTCAGCTTTGGATCAAAGAAAAGCACTGCGTTTTCAGTATATCCGATATACTTCGGCATAAGAATAGCCATGTACATGTCGGATAAGGTCTTTGTACGCTTGTAATACGGCAGAAAGTGCTTTTCTACATAAGGAATCTGCTCAGCAAAACTTCTTTTTACCATTTCATCCGAGGTAGTGCCGTACGCTTTACAGATATTCGGCATGAACTGAATCAGACCAACAGCTTTTGTTACCTTGTTTACAGCCTGTGGATTAAGATTTGATTCAAAGGCCATACACGCAATCAGATAATCAAGCTGATCATTAGTCCAACCAAACTTCTTTTGCAGGTTTTTTAACGCAATTTGTGCGTCAGCAGGAATCTTTGATTTGTAGATCATGGCACTTACCTCGCAGAAAACTTAATTAAATGCTAGTGTATCAGAGGATAAGGCAAACTCAAAAAACTTGACAGAAAAACGGACATATTTTACAGGATTGTGCAAAATTCGCACCCTGGAATAAAAAACCCACACTGCAAAAAAGGAGGTAAAAACAGTGTGGGTGGTTTTATATATGAGGACTTTATGTGTATTTCAAATATTAACAAAATTAAAAGTGATTTTCAAGCGTTAAAACAGCAAATTGTTGTTATATCTATCTTTTGTGATTTTGTTGACAAAAATCTTCTCCAATTTACCATGCGATTTTTTGTTGGCACTCATGGTTATATGTCGTTCGCTCTGCCATACCTCGATAAAGTTTTCAGGCATCTCGTATTCAGAAATAAAAATATTGTCTTGTTGTTCAGCCCACTTGTAAAACCTTTCATAATCAAACTCTGTTTTATATTGATTAGTTTCTTTGTAAGGAATATCGCAATAGATAACACTGTTTGGTTCTATTTTAACCTGCTGATAGTCTAACCGCTCTAACGACTCTAACGACTGTAACCGCTCTAACGACTCTAACGACTGTAACCGCTCTAACGACTCTAACGACTGTAACCGCTCTAACGACTCTAGTCTCTCTTTGGCTGTTGATGATGGCGAAATGTTCATTCCGTCAGGATCGTAGTATGGTTTGACTTTTTCTTTGTATGCTTTAAGGTATCTTTGCAACTCTAATCGTTTTGTGTTGACATCATCAGAAGTAAATTCAATATCTATCGGTACATACTTTTCAATCTCGCTCTTATCATTGAAGAACAGAAAATTATGCACAGCTCGCTTAAACGGTTCTTTTTCTTTAGCATAAGCATATGTCTTTAAATCGTTTCCAAACGAAAAGCAAATCGCAACATATGGATCGGTATCTTTTAAGCGATTAAAATCTTCTCTGCTTATCCATCGTGTTTCGTTCTTAAACTCCCCATGAATAGCCATGCCAAACGCCTTGCTAATCAAAGGGTCAATCTCGTTGTAATGCACATGCTTGTACTTGCCAGATAATAATGCACAGTGCGTTATAGCCCCACCTCCACCAAACAAATCGTAAAAGTGTTCCGCAGGAGGCAAAGCACTGATTATCTTTTCAGCTATCGCATTTTTGCTGCCTTTATAGGGCATACCATATCTCATCTGTCACCTCATAAAATTAAAGTGTTGAAAACAACGCTTTTTCTAACCCGCTAATCTACTAATCTGCTAATCATAACACACTATAAACCCGTTGAGCCAAATCCTTTTTCCCCTCTCTCCGTAGATGAACTGAAATTGTTTACCCCTACAACATTTATCATCGGCAACCACTCAATTACTAACTGACCTACCCTTTCGTACGGATTTAACGTTATCGATGATGCCGATGTGTTCCATAAGCATAACTTTATCTCACCCTGATAATCACTGTCAATTACCCCTACAAGATTCTTTAATACTAATCCCCTGCAACCTAATCCAGATCTAGGATAACACTTTCCAACTAAACGTGGATTCCTTAACCATATGCGGATGCCTGTGGAAATCAATAAATCTTTGCCTGGCTTTATCGTAATCGGTCTGTCAGAGTTTATACATAAATCATACCCCGCTGAACCCTTTGAATGACGATTGAACGCAGCCCGAACTTTCTCATTTGCGTATATGACCTCTACTCGCTCATCGTATACTTCCCAATCTATGTCTATATCTGTACCCCTACGATACTGATACCATAAATTATCACCACTATGACGATCAGATAAATCATCGCCAATCTCTTTACTATCATCAGAATTTACATCGGCTACGCTATAATTACTGCCGTCACAAGCCTCTATATCACCGTTAAAAATGTTCATCTGACCAACAGAATTAATATTGGTAACATTATCAACGTGAGTGGTGTGAGTGGTAGTGTGAGTGGTATGAGTAGTACCAACGGCATCAGCGATAACGTTATCTCCACTACCCTCTTTGCCTGCCTTGTTAAACATCTTGTCAAACTGCTCGTGTATAGCTCTCGCTATCTTGTCATTGTAATCCATCTCTATTCCCTTATATCTTCTTTACTATACCCAGCTTCCTGCATATCCACCGCTCACTACGGTCGTATCCCCACCATAAGCCGTAAAACATCACGCTGGGATATACGCCGCATATTACTATATCCCCTAACTCTAACGCAAGCATACCTAATAATATCATACCAAAAAATATGATCCAGATCGCCTGTATCATACTCGTAATCATTACGTTTATCACTATGTTCATCATCATCACCACTACTATTCCTTACACTATTCTCTACCTATGTCCTCACGCTGCCGCTCTACCTCTTCGTAATACCCGTTTATCTTCTTCTCACGCTCAAAATAACCCCCTATGATCCTGCCCTTTACCTCTACGTAATAACTCCGCTTTACTACATACTTTACCCTCTCTAACCACTTCAAATAATCATCAAAAAATGCCTCGGTTAAGGCATGATACTTGATAACCTCACTATTACCATCCGGGAGCCTCTTCACCCACGGCTTGTTGCCTCCGTAAAAATGTACCATCATCGGATTTACTCTTAACCCCTTGGCTACCGCTAACCGATGATGATTAAAATTAAAATTGTAACGATTGTCACATATCATCTTCCGCCCGGCAAATTCCTCGTTTATCCAATCCTGCTCTAAACACTTACAATGAGATGCAGTTTCAAACCACGCCTTAAACCTTTCAACCATCCCCCGACACTCACTCGCCCTTATCCCTATAAATCCACAGTTTATGTACTCACCTAACCTCGATTCATATTCACTATCGGATATTCCCTCCATCAAATATTCACGACTCTCCTCGCCCTCACTTACACCAAATACATCATAATCGCCATACCCCTTGCGACATTCCGCAAAATCCTTTATCCATCCCCATATGTCACTCCGCCTTACGAATAACGTGTCAAGGTCTATGTGGATGATAACGTCACGCCTTAAATACCAATCCTCATCGCACCAACAATCTGCACTCATGCGGTATTCCTCCTCAAAACCTATTAAACGCATAAGCGCACCATCTATGCTCCCTTTGTCAATACAATACTGCTCCTTACCACTCCTCACTCGCTCAATATACCCTACCCAATCATACCCCGTTAGGTGCGTAACTTTAATGTACATACGCCCGGCATCACCACATACACTCTCTACAACGTCTATAACATCCGCTACACCCTCAGTGCAATACACCGTTAAAGATACATCAGCAACCCCTTGTAACGCAAAATTCTCCCACCAGCTCGCTAACCATACCGCAAACTGCTCATTCCACCCATCGTTGATACAAAAACATCTTATCATCTCTCACCTCTGCCTCGTCTCTCTTATATACCCCATCATTCTACACCTTTAAACTTACTTTTACATCTCACGCTTCATACGCGGTTTTCTACCCCTTTAAAATTTTTACATCAGGGGATAATTCGATTAAAAATGTCGTAAAGAATTTTTGATCAGGGGGTAATTTGGGGGTATCTGTGCCGGGCTTTGCCGGGATAATAACTATACCCCCTTTATATAAAAATTATATGTACTATTGCTCAGGACCTCTTACGCAGAAAGTCAAGTGCTTTATGCCAAAATTGTGAACTAATAAACAAAAAATTTTTGTCAAGTTTTTTATTTAAAAATTTCCTGGAATTGCCTACTGCGTCACACTTTTTACAACTCGCCTGGAATTATGCCTATTTTGTGATTTATATCATAGAATTACAATTTGTTTTAATTTATCCATAATTTGATTTAAAAATTGACGTGCATCAAAGTTTTATAAAATAAGTTTGATATACTTAAATTATAGAAGAGTATTTTCACGTGGGGTATATGCTATTAAATAGAATAATTATTAAATGTACTTTATTGATGCTTTAATATATATATTCTTTTTATTTGCACTGTGTATTTAACCTCTGAAATTAAGCATCTTATATGATTGGAGGATCTATTTTATGAGTAAATATGATTTTTATTTTGAATGTGTAGTCGATGCAATAATCGTTGTTGTATGTCTCTACGCAATTGTAGTTAGTTTAATTAGTCTTTTATCACTGTAACGGAGTAAGTATCATGATAACTAGTAACGATAAAAACGATGTGTTGTACATCAAAGGTATGGAAGTGTTAGGTGCTTTATTATTGTCCGTCAATAGCTCACTTGACGATCTTGTATTTGAAAACTATTCTATTAAGGATTGTAAGTGTGGCGATCTTTTAGATGCAATGTTTAAAGAGCTTAACTTTGCTATTTACTACTCAGAACAAGATGCTTTAAATGACGATGTATCACTAGCTGATCTTGTAAGTGCTATAAAGTACAGTGGGATAGAACTTTCAAGCGATAAGGTCTATGGGTTTGTCTATGATTATGAAGTTGGATCAATAAGTAATGTTTTTGCTGAAAATTCACATTCTGCCGTTAAGTATGAGATGCATGAGCACATTTTAAAGGTCATAACTGATCTATATACGGACTATATTTCTAATGATCCTGAGGATCATTGGTATAGTGCAGTAGTTATGTTTGCACGTATGATCGACTTAAAACCTAGTGGAAGTTTAATTTAGTTTAATGGGGTGCAATTATGGAATATTACAACAGTAAAAAACTTACTCTTCATAAATTGTATGAGAATATAGTTAAGTTCATCTTTAGTCTTGAAATTGCCACAATTGTTTATAACTCTTATTGTGGAGCTTCTACTTTTTGTGAGAGAGTCTCCGAACATAAAGCACGTGAACTCATTGATCGTTTTATGAGCTTCGATAACGTTATTATCAAACACAGTGGCGATCACATCGTTTTTAGTAGTTCTACTGCAAAAATAACTAGAGTTTTAAAAGTTTATCCACGTGGATATAACGGTAATGGATTTTTATTCAAACCTGAAAGGGATAAACTTCGTAGAGTAGTTAAGATTTTTGGCAGTAATGGAAGCAATATTTTTGAATGTCGCATAAATGGTCAAAACGATAACGGCAAAACTAAGTTTTTCCTTGGTCTTGGGGAGTATACAGAGTATAGTTCTAATATTTATAGATATAATGTTATTGATAATAATGCATCTATACAAGACTTAAAAAAGTTAGTATCTGCAAAACGTAAACAGGGGTATAAAATTGCTTTCTCACATTGCACCGAATCTCTATAAAAAATAATCTGTGTAAGCTCCGTTAAATACGGAGCTTTTTTTATTAAAAATTTTTGTGATAGTTCCAGATTTTTAAAACCCCTAAAAAACGCGTATCTATAGCTTTTAATCTAATCCCCTGATATGTAACACTACTTTTTAATTGAAACGCAATAAATACGCATTTTTTGGGGTTAAAATTGATTTTATGGAAGTGCTGCAAAATCATAGCACTCTATTTGAGGTTTTTACACTTTTATAGATGCTTCTAACATAGATTTTATACATCAAACACATAAATTTTATACGTGCCAGGTTTTTAGAAAACTTTTATAATAATTCTTAATTCTGATAAATCTAATCTAATCTACACATCGTGGTAAATTCCGGCAGAACACTTTTTAAATATTCCTGAACACTACATACCGGCTCAATAGGTCCGCAGAACTCACTTTAAAATTTTTCTGCATCTACTTTCAGCACTCCGACAGCTCCCACCATTAAACCTCAAAAAATCCGCTTCTATGCTCTTTTGTCACTTTCTTAATACCTGTAATATACCCACTAAAAAAAACCCTTTTAAATTTCACTAGTTTTTGTTTTCTGAAATATCACAAAATATTAAAGATGAGTAAATGACAAATATTTTCTATTTTCTTATATATATGTTCAAAATCTATAGTATAAGATATTAGTGCTACTGTGGGAAAGTATTAGACACGTGTTTTTCACGAATCGTGCACTTTCGTATAAATTTAATCAATTGTGTATTTCTACAAACTGCCTCAAACCTTTGAAAATACTAATCTAGCAAAAAATTGTGTAATTCATATGTGTTTACTTTTGCAATTGATATTACAATTTTTACTAGTAATTTATTAAGGTAATTTGATGTAATAACACAATTAGAAAAATAAATAAATGGGGTAGAATTAAAACGAATATTAGATCTGTTTTTTATCAACGATCGGTCAAATCTGGTGGCAGAATCGAACTATTCAAAACTAAAATTTGATAAGTAAGCTGTTTTATTTTCTGTATATTTTATTCAATTTTCTAATGGTGTTTAACGGCATAATTTACCATAAAAAATTACAGTAATTATTGTATATCAAAAAATAATTTCTCAATATCTACAGAGTATTTATATCATTCTCAACCGTGTTTTAATTTGTGTTTTTTTGATGTGTTTTTCTGTTTTCTATTCTCAAAAATCCGTTTATAAAAATCCGTTTTAAAAAAATCCGTTTATTGAGTTTTCTACTCCTGAACTTTTAAAATCCGTTTAAGATTGTATTTTAAAATCCGTTTATAGAATCTGTTTTTATCCCTGTACAGCCCTGTTTTATATCTGTTTTTATCCTGTTTTATCCTGTTTTATCCCTGTATAATCAATCTGCGCAGCGGTGCAGAACACACATGTAATATCTGTTTATTAAAATCCGTTTAAATAATTTTGTGAACTATGTCACATTTTAAAACAAATAATCTGAATTTTAAAAATTTTGATGTATACTTAAATCATAGAGAACAAACAAACAGTTCTTAATACTTGTTAACACTATTTAAAGGGTGATTTATGAAAAAAGTAGAAATAAATTTAAACTCGCTTATTAGTGAGTTAACCAAGGAAAAGGCCCGCAGCTATTGGAGTCGCGCCGTAAAATCTGATGCTATCGACATGATTGAACGTGTATTGTCTGATTCAGATAATGTTGTAAATGGTGTGTTTAGTGGTTCGCTTTCTGAATTCCTGGCCTCATGCGTAAATCATGTGGGGATCGTTACTGATAAAATCGAATCAGTGTACTCCTGCATGCCGTACATTAAAGAGGCAAGCCACGGCGGAAATTGGTTAATCTACAATGATGATATTGCAGAACACTATTGTACTCCGTCGGAATTAAAAAAAGTTACCCATAAGGACGGCACGATCCGAGATCATGCAAACACTCGTGAAGATTGGTTAGACGTGCAGGCCCGTGCACACTATCAGGCGCTGCGCCGTATTATGTGGGGTGTAATTGCCTTTTAGCTGTTTTTCCTCCCTCCCGCATCTCTTATGCAGAAAGTGGGAGGGATTAAAAGAGTTAATTTCATATAGCTTCTAATCTGTAAAAACTGTTAAAAGCTATATTAAATTTATTCTTATCTATCATTTACCATTAAGGGGTATATTATGCGTATAGTCAAAGATATTTGTTTGTCTGATTTTGAGTTTTGGAGCGGCGCAAAAGATCATGCAGCTCTGTTTTCTGCCTCAGAACTTGATCAGCTTGACCAAATTTTGCCCGATGTTTTCTGTGATGATGATGTTACCGAGACTCAGATCAATGATCTTTTCTGGTCTGAACCTCAGTTCTGTGCCGATCTTATTGGAGCTTACAAGTTCGATCTCTTTTCTTCCTCATCATCTATCAAGGATAGTTTAGAATCTGTTATTCCGTTTATCTATGAAACTGCGGAAGCGGATGATCTTGATTATCTCGACGGTTACGAACTAAAAGACAAATTTTTTGAGTTTAATACTGATGTGGATAGTGGTGAATATCCTCATGTTTTTGCTGATTTTGAATCACGTGTACAGAATTTCTTTACTGATGTTTTGGAATATTTCAGATCCGACGAGATAAAAGAAAGATCCGATTATTATGGCTATTCAAAAGCTGAAATATTAAAAGATCTGATTTTGGATGATTTTGATATAATCGCCGATTATTTGGAATAAACATTCCGTTAAGACTCCCGCCAGGTTTTGGGCGGGAGCTTTAAAAGATTGTTTATATGATGCTTTTATCTATCATCTATCTTCTATCATAAAAGCATCATATAAATGATTTTATCTGTTTATCATCATCTCAGGGGTAGCTATGTTATACCAAGGCAAAAGATACAAAACCATTAAAGATTTCTGTGCTGCGTACAATCTCAATTACAGAACTACTATCATCCGTTTATCACGTGGATACACCCTCGACGAGGTTTTGATCCCCGCTCATCCTGGCCGCAGTGTCAAAAAATCTGATCATGGTCAAACTGCTAAACCTATCGATTATTGCGTAAAAATTGGTCCGTATATTTTCACCTCGTATCGGAAAGCTGCGGAGCATTTTTCTATCCATCATAGAACAGTTGCCAAAATCTGTGCATCTACAGAAGATCTTGCTGAACGTTATGAAAAATGCAAGGATCACATGTGTTTTGCACTGCGTACAAATAGGTGTATAAATCCGTTTAAAGAACTGTAATTGCATCAGGTTTTTATCAGGTTTATATCTGGTTTTTATCAGGAGTATATAATCATGGAAAACAAATTGACGATTGCTTATAAAAAGTTATCAGAATCCGATCTGAAATCGCTTCTAATTTTCTGCATAGTGTTTAGGAATAGAATTTCCGATCAACATTGTGCTAATTGGTATTCTGCTGCGGTAGATAATCGGTGCAAAAGAATCATTTATAAAGTGCTATCAATTCTCGATAATTCCACCGGGGCCGACCTGGTATGGAACAATTATTCCTATTTTGTGAATCATCGCGAGCAAATATTAAGCACTCCCATTGTTATCAAAGTGCGCGATTATTTAAAGCATAGATACGACATATCATTCAATAAACCTAATGTGTACGGAGCTGATTACAATGATTAAAACTACAGTAACTACAGTAACTACAGAGGAAAAAATCCTCACTTTTTGGCGACTCATGTCTGTATATTCTGCGGTGGTGATCGAACTATCATCTATTAACGATGATGGGCGGAGCTATACAGAACAGTATTTAATTTACACGGATTTATCATCACGCTATAGAGAAGATCCGCACGACGATTGGGCGGATTATGATGACATGACATTGGGCGGTATTGATTGGCTTCTAAAACAGTCTAATACCGCAGTTAAGAAATACGCTGCCGATGATTTCTAAAAATCCGTTTATCGTTTTTGGAGGTCCGCTTCCTACCGGGGCGGCCCCCTTAATATGACAAAATTGTTTTGAATCACGACCGGGGCAAAATAATTTTGTGATATAATTCAAGTTTTAAAAAAGATTATATGATTTTTAAAATTTTTTTGATTATAATAGAAATAAACGAGGTAAACGAGGTTAAAATCCGTTTATCAATTTAACCATAACACAATACATTGGAGTATACATATGTCAAATATATTAGAATCAGTTGTCTGTACAACAAAGGATCTTGCGGTATTGCCTGAAGCTCAGGCGCAGTTTTTAGATGCTAACAATCTTGTGCGTAATGCTGGTGATAAAAACTCTGAAATTCTCGTCATTAACGATTTTGATGAGTTTTTCCGTAATGAATTATCCGTTTTTGTAAAATTATGCGGCGGTGAATCATATCGTAATTTTTTAAAATCGGTTTTTCTTGCTGTTCACAAAATCGATGATAAACAGGTAGAAATCACCTCCCACCTGGCGAACGGACATTGTTATCGTTCCTCCCACCGAGTATTCACTGCTGATTTTCACAATATCGATGATGATTTTGTTGTAGCTATTCCATACGAGATTGCAGAGTTGATTGTAAAAAATAAACAACCTAAACACTCGTACCACAATTGGATTATTGTCCGTGGTCATTGTGCAAATAATCCGTTTATTGCATCTTATCAGTTATCCTTAAATGCCGATGTGTGGGCGTACTCACTTGACTGCGGAGCTTTTGGCACTGATAAACCTATCTTGACAATTTCCGGGCTTACCAAACTGTACAATCAGATTAAGACTCAGAACAATAAATACGATTATGCAGCGATCAAATTAGACAAGATTTTGGGTATTGCTAACATGATCAAAGGCTTTACCAAAACATACAAGCGCCCACCTATTCTGATGATGCAGTTTACTAAAAACAATGAGTTTTCATTTTCATTCAAATACGATAATGAAAAAAATCCGTCTGGCGAGTATTCTACAGCGCAGATTTTGAATTTACCGTTAGAAAAAATGATTTTTGCCGACAAGATATACGCAGTTGGATGCGAACGTGCATTTAATGTGGATATATTATTAGATATTCTTGGTAATGATAAGAAGTACGATCAATATCCGTTATATATCAAGATTGATCCGCAAGGAAATAATATTTATTTCAAGTTTGACAATGGTCATACTGAAATGATTGTCGCCAGGTTTGTTTCTTAAATTTATTTCTTAAAAAATCCGTTTATATTTCAGGGGCGGAAGCCCCTGAACAAAAATCCGTTTAGGAGGCATTATTATGAACAATACTAACAATATTAACGATATTAACAATCAGGGGCTTAACGTGGAGTATACTACTGAGGAAAAAATCCGTTTAATTCTGCGAGCTTATGAACACGATAAATTATGCAGTGATGATAGCGAGCGTGTACGATATGCTGTAATGAATTTCTTGGAAGATAATTCTTGGCAAACCGGGTGCGATTTTTATTCCGATATAAAAGCAATGGGCGGATTTTCTGAGGGCATGATAGGTTTAATCAGTGCATCGGTCCATAAGTACCCTGAATTTAACGTTCCATTACGTCAAGGATATACAGAGTGTTATTGGTTGTTTGATAATCAGGATTATAGTTGTACTTCATTGGAAACATACACTTATAAATCCGATTGGGTTGTACGTATTGTAGAAATCAGTATTGACCTAATCGACGAGGGGTGCGACATAGATGCGTTTTTAGAAATCGATCTTGACGGCATTATGGAAACGATATAAATTCTTTTTTGGCAATTAAGGGAGCTGTTTAGCTCCCTGATAAAATCGGATTGTGGAGTACATTATGGATTATTCTAATCGTATGATTATTAGGGGTTTTAATGAGGGGATCGATGCTGTATTGAAGCGTCTTATAATCTTATTTGGTAACATTAACACACGTCTATCATTGGCAGATTATAAGTATGAAGCAATTTGCTGTTTTGCAGCTTTTGTACAGAATTATCAGAAAGCGCATACCATTTCTAAATACGACGCTTTTAAACTCATAAATCGCTTTAATTCCTGGGTTAATGATAATGCAGAATCCACAATTGACGATTTTTATGCAAGCGTTAAATCGCTATCTTATGATGATATTTCAGGAGTTTAATTATGGAAGCTGTATTATTTTTAACAGGATTGTGGATCTGTTGTGGGGTATTTTTACTGATTGGCAGATT